GTCAGTGTTCGTATTCCTTACCCAGTCTTCATTGAAAGTGGCGTCGACAGCAGAATGCGCGTGCTGTGCGAAGGGGATGCCTACGAGATCCAGGCCGTCTTACCCGATAAGAAGGGCCGCAGATATGCGGACCTCGTCTGTCAGCTGGTGCCAGCGAAAGCGGACTAGGAAATGGACGATTTTTCGCTCAGCTTCGAAGGCGATGATCTTGGCGCGGTTCTGGGGGATCTCGAAGATCGCCTTGTTGAGCAGATCGTGCGGCCGATCGCGCGCGCCGGCGCGCTGGTGTTCTATGAGGAGGCCCGCCGCCTTGTACCCGTGTATCAGGGCGCGCCGATCACCCGAAAGAACGGCATCAAGACGACACCCGGGCAACTGCGCGATGCGATCTATCACGTGTACTCGGACGGTCTATCGAGCAAGGAGCATGCCGTCTATCAGGTCAGCTGGAACGCCAAGAAGGCACCTCATGGACACCTGGTTGAGAACGGTCACTGGCGGGTGAACAAGCTCGTTAAGACGCCAACGGGATGGATGGCCACCAGCGAGCGTCTTGCGACGCCAGTGCGCGTGCCCGCTGTCGCGTTCATGCGAAGGTCCGGCGATCGGGCCCAGGCCGCGGTCGACGCCATGCGCCAGCGCGCGGCAGAGAAGGTCGCCGAGGTGTTGTCCGGCGCCGAGGGAGGAGATTATTCATGACGGTGGAGGCCGAAATGGTGCGGGCGCTTGGAGTGCTCGTAGAGGGGCGCGTCTATCCTGACACGCCAGAGGAAGGCGCAAAGCTGCCTCTCATCGTCTACCAGCAGGTGGGCGGCGATCCGATGAACTTCCTCGAAGGCGTGCCGGACAAGAAGAATGGCCGGTTCCAGATCGAAGTCTGGGCGGCCAGACGCACGGAGGCGAGCGCCTTGGCGCGCCAGGCGCACGACATCATCTGCACAGACACAGTCCTGCAGGGCACGGTGCTGCTCGGCATGCTGGCGACCTATGACGACGTGCTGAACTGGTACGGCACACAGCAGGACTTCTCCATCTGGTTTTCGAACTGACGCCCGTTCGGGCGATTACCCAGCCCGCGTAAGCGGGCATTTTTCATTACGGAGCCAACTATGTCGGTAAAACTTCCGAACGGTGCCATTTTCGCGATCGCGGCCTCGATGGCGGCGACTGCCACTCCCGTCACCGCTTTGAGCAACGCAAGTCCGCCGGTGGCCACTTCGGCCGCTCACACGCTCACGGACGGCGACATCGTTGCCATTACTTCCGGCTGGACGCGAATGGACGGTCGCATCGGCCGTGTCGACGGTTCCACCTCCGGCGCCTTCGATCTCGAGGGATTCGATACGACCGACATCGGCAACTATCCAGCCGGCGCGGGCGTCGGATCGGTGCTGAAAGTTCAGTCCTGGCAGGAGATCAAGCAGACGCTCACGTCGACCAGCCAGGGCGGTGAGCAGCAGTTCTACACGTACTCATTTCTTGAGGACACCGGCGACGACAAGCAGATTCCGACGACTCGCAGCCCGCGATCGATCACGCTGACGATCGCCGACGATCCGACTTTGCCACAGTACCCGGTATTGAAGGCGGCGGATGAAGACCGGCTCCCGCGCGCCATCCGGTTCCGCCTGCCGAGCGGCGATGTCATCTATTTCATGGCCTACGTGACGATGTCGGACATGCCGACCACCACGAAGAATGAGGCGATGGCGGTCACTGTGACGCTGTCCCTGATCGGCAAGCCGACTCGCTATAGCGCAGGTGCCTGATGTTCAAAATCAACCCGAATCCGACCTTCACGGCTGAAGCCAATATCGCCGTCCCGGGCCAGCCGGCCGAAAAGCTGAAGCTCGTCTTCCGCCACAAGACGCGGGCAGAGGTGAAAACCTTCTGCGACCGCGTGGCGGAGGCCGCCAAGGCGGCGGCCGACGAGCACACCGCGGGCGCCCGGGACGCGGCACTCCTGCAGGAGATCGTCGCAGGATGGGAGGATGTCGATCAGCCTTTCACCCCGGAAAACTTCGCGCTGGTGCTGGAGAACTATCACACAGCCAGCCAGGCGATTTTTGACGCCTACACATCGGAAATCACGACGGCGCGCCGGGGAAACTGATCGCGGCGGCCCGCCGGATGTATTGGCGGGCGCCGCCGGCTAAGGAACTCGCACAGATCGGTCTCGTATTGGATGACGTCCGTCCGCCGGACGTGGAAGTGTGGCCGGACAACGCGGTAGCGCTCGGCGTTTTTGTGCAGATGGAGACGCAATGGCGGGTGGGAATGGGAGGCCCTGTGGGGCTTGACTACACGGCGCTGCGCATCGTGATGCGCATGAACCGAATCCCACCCGACGAGCAGTCCGAGCTGTTCGAAGCGGTCCGGGTGATGGAGCGCGCGGCGTTGGATGAAATGAACGAGGAATAGCATGAGCCAGGTTGTCGGAAAGGCCACCCTGCAGGCGGATGCCGATGTTTCTGGCCTCAAGGCCGGCTTCGCCGACGCCAAGCGTTCCGTCCAGGATCTGAAGCAGGCCGCGGCAGAGACGAGCCAGTCGACATCTCGCAGTGCCCGTTCGATGGCCGATGCCGCGCGGGATGCGTCCGACCGCATGAAGGCGGCAAACGACAGGTTTGTGACGAGCCTGGAGAAGACGGCCAATACCTTCGGGATGTCGAAGTCCGCGGCGCTGGAATACAGCGCAAGGATGCGCGGGATTCCGAAGGAGGTCTATGAGCCGCTGATCGCCAAGATCCGCGAAACGGAACAGGCGCAGGCTCGGCTTGCCGCCACGACGGAGCGCACGCAGGCTCGTGTGGGAGTATCCGCAGCCCAGACGGCAGCCGCAATGCGCCAGGTGCCAGCGCAATTCACCGACATTGTGACACAGCTCGCTGGCGGGCAAAGCCCTTTGCTGGTGCTCACTCAGCAGGGCGGTCAGCTCAAAGACATGTTCGGCGGAATCGGACCTGCCGCGCGCGCCCTGGGCGGGTATGTTGCCGGGCTGGTGAACCCGCTGACGCTCGCGGCCGGCGCCGCTGCGCTGTTCGGCGTGGCGCTGTACAAGGGCGAGCAGGAAACGGTTAGTTTCAACCGCAGCCTGGTGCTTACCGGCAACTATGCAGGTCAGACGGCCGCCAGCTTCGAACGATCGGTGGAGGTGATCGCCGATTCCACGCAGCGTGGCTTCGGCCCTGCGCGCGAAGCGCTGATGGCGTTGGTTTCCAGCGGACGGCTTTCTGGCGAGGCGCTGACAGTCCTTGGCGAGGACACGGTGCGCATGGCCGCCCTGACGGGAAAATCCCTGGCCGACATCGCCGCGGACTACGCAAAGATGCCCGACGGCGTTGCGAAGTGGGCGGAGGAACACAACAAGAGCCTTCACTACATCACGTTCGCGCAGTACGAGTACATCAAGTCGCTGGAGGACCAGGGGCGCGTACAGGAGGCGGTGCTCGAGAACGCGCGGATCCTGCACGAACATCTGGCCACGAAGGGCGTGCAGACGGTCGGATACCTCGAGCGTGCGTGGAACGGCCTGGCCAACGCGATTGGCAAGGCATGGGACGCTGCCAAGTCGTTCGGTCGGGAGACGCCGGATGACGGCAGTGCGGCGATCACGGCGCGCCAGAATGAACTGTTACGTCGCGCCGGCGCAGCGCGCGGCCGCGGTGACGTGGATACCGCCAAGCGCCTCGAGCAGGAGGCCAATCAGCTCGCCTCATCGATTCAATCGCTGGCGGTCGAGCAGAATCGGCTGGCAGAGGCGACAGCGCGCTACAAGCGCGAGCAGGAAGCGGCGATTTCCGCCAGCGGTAAGCTGGATTCCATCGACGAGCGCGTCAACAAGCAAAAAGCGCTGAACAAGGCGCTGGAGGAAAACAAGCGCCTCGAGGAAGCGATCCGCAAGGTGAATCCGAACGACGAGCGCGTCTCGGCGTCGGCGATCGCGGCGCGCGAGGCCGAGACGCGCCGGCGCTATCGTGACACTGCAGGCATCGCCGCCGGGCAGAATGCGCTGGGTGGAGAACTGGAAGCGCTACGGGCGCAAGGTCGCCAACGTGAACTCCAGCTCAAGCAGGAACTGTCGACGCTGGAGAAACTGCGCGCAGCGGATTTCTTCTCGCAAGAAGACTACATTCACCGCAGCTATGAGGCGAGGCGGGCGGCGCTGGAAGATCAGGTGCGCCTGGCAGAGCGTGAAGCGAACGTCGCTGGGGGAAGGCAATCGTTGGCTGAACGGGAGCGCTACGCCAGCCGGGTCAAGGAACTGCGGGCGGAGATCGCAGGCACCTATGCCGAGGAGGCGGCCGACGTCGAGAAGTACCAGGAGCGCATCCGCGGCGCTGTGGCTCAGACCGCATTGCAGATCTCGAACTACAACGGTACGCGCGCCGTGCAGGCGCAGCGTCAGATCAATGCGTTGGGTCTCGGGGACAATGCCAAGCAGCTCGCCGACACGCTGAACCAGATCGAAGACCAGTTTCGCCGATTCCGAGACCAGTTCACGGAGCGCGTGCGGCAGGCAGGCGGCGCCAACGCACTCGAAACCGACGACTACCGTCGGCAGATCGAGTCCATCAATCAGGCGATGGCTGATGCCATGGAGCGCGCGCGGGACGATCAGCAGCGACTATTCGCGGCGCAGGGCGACTGGACCAACGGCGCGACGCGCGCGCTGCAGAACTATGCGGATGGCGCGAAGGACATCGCTGGCCAGGTCAGCCAGGCATTTGGCAATACCTTCAAGGGTCTGGAGGACGCCGTAGTCATGTTCGTGACAACGGGGAAGCTGAGCTTCAGTTCGTTCGCGCAATCGGTCATTGCCGACATCGCGCGGATCCAGCTGCGCTCGTCGCTCTCGGGCCTCTTTCAGGCGGGTGCGTCGCTCCTTGGTGGTTTTTTGGGCGGGGGTGCGGCCGCCACCTCATTCAACGGTGCCAGCCCGGTTGCTGGTTCCTTCGGCGGTCCAACGACGACGGGAATCTTCTATTCGGATGGTGGTTACACCGGCGACGGCGGCAAGTTCCAGCCTGCGGGCATCGTTCATCGTGGCGAGTATGTCATCGACGCTGAGACCACTGCTCGGCCGGGCGTTCGTCAACTACTCGATGCGCTGACGGGACGGGACGTGGTGAAGGGCTATGCCGATGGCGGATATGTGGGCACTTCGCCCGCAACGCGGCTGCTGAGAGGGAGCGCTTCTGAACCGGCCGGAGGCGCGGGCGATAGCTCGGGCGGTCCTGGCAGCCTGAAGATTGAGCTTGTCAATCAAGGTTCGCAGCAAATGCAGGCCAAGAGCGCCACACCGCGTTTTGATGTCAACGGCACCATTGTTACGGTGGTGATCGACGATCTGCAGAATGGCGGGCCAATCAGGTCCGCGATTCAGAACCTGCCGAGACAATGACGACACCTACATTTCCGAGCTACATGCCGCTACCAACCGCTGCGGCGTTCCAGCAAACACCCGACTACGGTGTGCTGGTGACTGAAATGGAGTCAGGTCCGGACAAGCAGCGCCCCCGGAACACCCGCGCAATCGTGTCTCGCACGATGCAGTTCGTCGTCGCAAGCCTGACCGTGCGCAATGATTTCGAGAACTGGGTACGGGACGACCTTGCAGGCGGGACGTTGTGGTTCAACTGGAATGATCCACTTACGGGAACCACAAAGCTCGCGCGGATCGTCGGCGGCCGTGTCGAATACGCGGCCGTCGCCCGCCGGCAGATCTGGACGGTGAAATTCACGCTGGAGACATACGGCTGATGGCACGCAATTATTCACCGCGCTACCGCGAGACCATTGGAGCGCTCTCAGCACCCGAATCGCCGCTCTTGCTGTTGCAGATCGATCATCCCGATCTCGCGGCGCCGATCCGCGTCGTGTGTGACACACAGGACGTCACGAGCGGCGGGAACCTGTATCAGGCCCTCGCGTTCAGCGCAACGGTGCCGGATGACCAGCAAGGTCAGCAACCACAGGGACAGCTGGAGATCGACAACGTCGGACGCGACCTGGTGCAATGGCTGGAGATCAGCCAGGGTGGGCTGGGCGCGACGGCGACATTCTCCGAGATACTGCGCAGTGATCCCGACCACATCGAGTGGACGGCAACCATGGATCTGCTCGGCATTCGGGTCAACTCTTCAAAGGTCACCGCGAGGCTTGGGTATTACGACATGCTGAATCAGCAGGCTGTCGGCATCCAGTATCGACCAGACACCGCTCCAGGACTCTTCTGATGGCGCATTGGAGTGATGCCTACATGTTCCGGCCGTACGTGCCGGGAGAATTCGATTGCGGAGAACTGGCGCGCCTGGTTTTAGCCGAAGTCTTCGGCCGGCACATCGCCATTCCCACCGCCCGCGGCACTGGTCCCTTCGCAGATTCACGGCTCGTCACGCAGTGCTGCGCCGAGATTGGAGAGCGCACTGACAGGCCGGCCGATGGCGATGCAGTGGTGATGATCGCGCGCGGGCGGCTCGGTCACGTCGGCGTCTACTACGAAGTCAGGGGCGTCGCGTGGGTGCTCCACAACTCGCGCGAAGCAGGGCAGGTCGTAAGGCACCGGATACGGGAGTTGCCGGGAACGGGCCTTCTTCTGGACGGATTCTATAAATGGAAGTGAACGAACATCGCGCGCCTGCGCTGGTGCACCTTCCGCACCCCCTGACTACGGACGGTCGACATGTCCACCTCGCGGAGTTTCTGAAGGACGAGACGCTGGGCGAGTATTTGAAGCGGCAGGGTGTCTCACTTCCGCGCGGCGCAGTCTCGCTCTGGTGCAATGACATCCCGGTGCCTTCGGAGAACTGGCACATGCTGATGCCGTATCCCGGAGACCGCATTGTCCTGCGCACGGCGGTGGAAGGCGGTGGCGGTGGCGGCGTTGGAAAGGTGCTTCGCACCGTCGCCATGATCGCAATCGTGGTGGCAGCCGTCTATACGGGGCAGTTCTACGGGGCGACGCTGGCGACGTCCTTGGGCACGACAGCCGCCACCGCTTCCGCCTTGGTCCAGGCGGCGGTGATGATCGGCGGATCATTGCTTGTGAACGCGCTGCTACCACCGCCGAAGGCCACACTCGCTTCGTCGGCCTATCAGGCAAACAGCGAGACGCCCACCTATGCATTAAACGGCGGACAGAACACCGCGCGGCTCTACGAACCATTGCCGGTCTGCATCGGGTACAACCGCGTCGTGCCGGATGTTGGAGCCAACTCCTACACCGAGTTCTTCGATCAGGACCAGTACCTCTACCAGACGTTCAACTTCGGACTTGGCGATCTGACGCTGTCTGATTTCCGGATCGGTGACACGCCGATCTCCAACTATAGCGACGTCACGATCGAGGTCAGCGGGCCGGACGGAAAGCTCTCCCTGGTGTCGGCAAACGTCGACAGCATGTCGGTGCAGGACGTGAGTTCCAACGCTGGATGGGTCCAGCGCACGACGTCGCCGAACACAACGCGCATCTGGGTCGATTTCGTTGCGGTGCTGTTCTACGCGAACGACAAGGGCGGACTGGACCCACGATCGGTACAGTTCGACCTGCAGTATCGCGAGGTGGGCCAGACAGCGTGGCAGGACTTCACAGGCCGAGGCACGCTCACGATCGCCAATTCTTCGCAGACGCCGCGGCGCGCCAACTATTGGCTTGATGTGCCGGCAGGGCAATATGAAGTGCGCGTAAGGAAACTGACGCCCGATGTCACGGATTCCCGTGAGCAAAACGCTTTCAGCTGGGCGCAGCTTCGCAGCTATCAACTCGACACCACGGACTACACCGGCCAGACGCGGGTGG